GCCCCTAAAGAGTGTTCAGTCGGCCTGGATCAAATCTCTGCTGACGGTCTGGGGGGAATGCGTCGGCGGCAAAACCCGGGCGCAATACCGCCTGGAGAACTGCAACCAGTTCTGGTCTGAGGTAAAGCAATTGGAGTGGTCGGACAGTCAGTTGTCGCGTATCACTGAGGCTCTGGGGCAGGCGAGGGAAGAGGGGTACCGTGGCGTACAGGCAGCATTGCGTGCCCGGTCCATTCTGTGGCCGGTAACACTGTCTGAACTGATAGAGGAGAGCGAGCGCCATGATGATGCCGACTTTATCGAACAGATCATGCTGAACTCCTTCGACCAGCGCGATCCGGTTTATGTGGTCGGCCTGCAGTTTTACACCACCCGCAAGAAGATATCCGACATCACCCGGGAATTGCAGCACATGGCCCCCTGGCTTACTGAC